ACTGGCTTGACCCGCGTGGCGGTTCTGGTAGTGCAGGAGCGGGCGGGCCTGTAGCTCAATTGGTTAGAGCAGAGCGCTCATAACGCTTTGGTTGGGGGTTCGAGTCCCTCCGGGCCTACCAAACCCCATGTTATTTTCCTTTCTTTTCCGCCGCTTGGGTGGATTTCTTGGTGAACCTCTGGGGCAGGTTCACCACGGTTTGTTCGCGGTTTGGCCGTGCAACCAGCTTTGCAAAGGCTTCATCTGCCAGACCTTCGCGGCCTACCGAATCGGTATATCTCTGGACTTCGGACAGTGTTTTGTGACCTGTCACGGCCATGATCTCATGCGCAGTCGCGCCCGCCTCTGCCAAGCGCCGCGCAATGGCCTTGCGAAGTCCATGGGCAGAACAGGCTTTCAGACCTGCCTTATCACACCAGCCGCGCATGGCGTTGCCCAAGCCGTTCGAGGTTCGGCCAGCGCCATATTCCGTGGCCAAGAATGGCCGGTCCTGTTGCGAGCCTGCGATGACCTCGGCAAGGTCTGGATGTATCGGGATGCTGACCAGCACGCCATTCGCCCGCGCGGTCTTTTGTCTGCGATACTCGATGCGCTGGCCGTCGCTGGTGATGTTCCAAGGGCCAAGCTTTACCGCGTCCACACGCGAAGCCCCGGTGTAAAGCAAAAGGGTAATCGCGCGATGTGCCATCGTGCCGGGGCCATGGACCTCGAAAAAACGCGCAATCTCGCCTTCGTCCCATGCGTGAAACCCGCCGCTTTCCAGCTTGTAGGGTTTGACCTGGCGAACGGGGTTCACCTTGATCCAGTCCAGATCGATAGCATGGTCCAGAAGCTGCGCCATGCGCTTGCGCAGGTTGTTTGCCGCCGCCGGGGTGTCGGCCTTCTCTGACAGAATGGCCATGACGTGCTTGCGCTCGAGGTTTGCAATGCGCTTGTCCCCATGCTTCACGCGCAGGGGTTCAATATGGCCGCGATAGGTGTCTTGGGTCGATTTGGTCAGGCCGCGCCATGCGGGGGACCGATAATAGCTGGCCACCAGATCGGACAATGTTCCGGGCAGGACTTTGGCCGCGCCTGCGCCTGTCGCTTTCTTGCCCCGCGCCTCCGCTTCAGCCTCGGCATACCGGCGCTTGAAATCCTCGGACCCATAGTCGGTTCCAAGCTCTCGCGCGAAGCCCTTGCAGCGATACCGCCAGCGTGTCCGGCCGTGGCGGTCGCGGTATTGGCTGGCATTGGGGAAGCGGGTCTTTTTCATTTCAGGACTTTCAGGACAGAGTCCCATTCGTTCGCGGGGCTGGACGTGCTGCCCTTTGGAACGATCACGATCACGCCTGTCGCGCGGTTGACTTCCACGCGGTCCACATCGAGGCCAGCAAGCTGCGCCCCTTTGATAGCGCGCGTCACATCCGCCTGACGAATGTTCGCTTGTCGCGTCATACCTGCAGCCCTCTCGATCTACGGATTGCGGCTTCCACGTCATCCATGGCGAAGGCATAGGGGCTGCCGGGTATGGATTTCAGGCCGTGTTTTTTGCACCATGCCCAGAAGCGCGGGGGGCAGTTGCGGCCAAAGCCCAGATCTGCGGATAGATCGGCTGCGTTCCAGAAATCAGGCATTGAGAACCTCGTCCATCAACTCTGAAATCTCACGATCTGGATCGGAAACGCCCGCCAGAATGATCTTCGCTGCACAAAACAGCACTGACCAGCGCAAAGAAGCCTGCCGTTCAACGCCATGGTAAAACGGCAATAGGTTGATTGTCGGCACATCAACCGGCGCTGTTTCAAGCGCGCTAAAATTGTGCATCGGCTCAAACTCGTCTGCCGCTGACCAGATGCTTGCGTTTGATAGGTTTAGATCGATGACAACCTTGTAATCTGCTTCATAAGCTTCCTTGCAGGTCCCGTTCGCGATCTTTTGCAAAAGGGTTGCAAACAATTCCTGAAACGTGTGCCCATGGTTTGGCGCTTCATGCGGCAGCTTCGCAAAATGCTCCAGCCGTTCGACGGCCAGTCCCGGGCTTTCCGCCACCATCATCGCAATCATCAGGCCAGCAAGTTCTTCGGGCGTGACGTGCGGGGCATGGCGTCCCCGCGCGCCTTTGTTTGTCCATCCGGCTTCGCGCATGAATCTCTTGATGATCTGAGCGCTTGGCTCTGGATAATTGAGGATTTCCGCAAGATGCGTCACCGCTGGCCCTAGTTGCATAGCTCTCTCACCTCTGTCTTATCGGCAAAATCAACCTTTAAGGCGCGGGTGTCAAGATGTTATCGGAATTTATGTCCGAAGGTCTGTTGTATATGCGTTACTGTTCGGTCTTTGAACGGTCGGCCTACCTGTCCAGAGCATCCAATCTCGCGGCTTCCTGAATGGACTTTGCCTTGCGGCAAAAGAGCAAAAGCTGTTCATCGGTCATCGACCTGATCAAGGCGACGAAGGTCGCTTCGAGAATGGCGCTCTCTGCGGCCTGACTTTTCTGTGTCATTGGATGGTTTCCTTTCTGGGTTGCTATGCTGGAAAGCCTGTCACGGCGCAGGGGCGCGAGTCGTCCGGAAAATAGTCCGGACATTGTGTCACGCTGCCCGCTCGTGAATATGGGCGCGCAAAGCATCGGTCTGGGCCAGCATGTCGGCCAAGCGTAGGGCGATCACGCGGGCCGCGCATTCTTCCTCGATCTTCTGCCCTGCATGGGGCTGATCGAAGATCAGCATCAAGAGAAGCATCTGATCGCGCAGATCGGCCAATTCGCGGGTAATGTGATCGAGGGGCACGCCGGGTTCATTCCCTGGCAATGGGTTTTCTCTGGGCATTGCGCGTTTCTCCTTTTGTGATACTGTTCCATATCAGAACATAACGGATGTTCTATTTTGGAACAAGAGAAATCTTCATCTGCGCAGCTTCGGGCCGCGCGCGCGTTGCTCGGATGGTCGCAGCAAGCCCTCGCGGATGCTGCGGGGGTTTCATCGATGACGGTCAAGCGCGCAGAAGGTTCCGGCAATCCCCCTGCCTCTGCCGATGCTGTTGCAGCCCTGCGCGCGGCCTTGGAAGCCGCCGGGGTCGAGTTCATCCCAGAGAATGGCGGGGGCGCTGGTGTGCGCCTGAAAAAGTAACGGGTGGCCCCGGTAATCAGCCGTGCCACCCTGCGCCGCGCCCCCATTAGGATTCAGGGCCGCGCCTTGACGGGGTTCTGTCGTGACTCGCCGTCTATACCGTGCCGTTCAGGGGGGGACCGGTCCCAAGGGGGGCAAGCCTATTCGGTTTGGGTTTTCTGCCAGTCCACCAGCGCCAACGCCTGCGCGGGGTCGATACCTTGGGCCTTGGCCTCGGCCAGTGCCGCGATGATCGCGCCAAGCGCGCGGGCCTTGCCCCCTGTGTCGAAGGCTTGAAGCGGTCGCATGAGGTCGATCTTAACATCTGCCCCCAGCTTCGCGCTGCATTCCTCGGCCAAGAGTTCGGCCAAGGGCTGCAAGGTCCATTGCGCAAGGTGGCGCTGGCCTTCGCGGATCACGGGGCCTGTGGCGGCTGTGCTGGACATGGCAGGCAGGACGCCAAAGGCCATACAGATCGAGGCGCGGGCCTCGGCCAGCGTTTCGCGCGTCATGCTGCGCGATAGGTCAGGGGTTAAATCCTCTCGCCGCTGGCCAAGCTGCGGGTTCAATCCCGCCGCTGTCGCCTGTGCCACGCCCTCGATCACCAGAGTCGCGCCGCGCTTGCCCACGAATTTCGCGCGCAGATCGGCCATGTCGTCGGCGCTGCCATCAGGCAGGGGCAGGACCTGTGACCCCAAGGGGGCGGTCTGATACACGTCGCGCAGGGCGCTTTCCAACGTGTGCAACAGTTCGCCGGTCAGGCTGGACCGGCGCAAGGGGCTGGTGCCTGCCCATGGCGCAAACACATCGGACCCTGTGCGCGCGTGGATCACTTCACCGGGAAGGGCGGTCACATAGCGCCCGCCGCCCGTGTCCGGGATCGAAAGGCGATAGGCGCGCGGCTGGCCGTCGCGTGTGGTCACTTCCCAGTCATGCGCAGGCAAAAGCCTGTCGCCATCGATCAGAAGCACGACTTCCCCGCGCAAGGCCAAGGCGCGGGCGATCAGGGCCATGTGGCGGCGGGTCAGAAGTGCGGGGGTGCTGCAATCGGCCATCGCAAAGCCGCTTTCCCACATTGAAACGCAGCTTTGCACAGTCGCGGTTAATTCGGCCATGCCCGATGTGCCAGTGATGAAGGCATTGCGCGCTTGAATTATCTGCGCGGTGTAGCCTGTGCCACCGGACCGGGTTTCCGGGGCCTTGCGCCGGAATATGTCAAGAATGCCCATGCTTACGCTCTCCAACGGTTCAAGGTGCGGTGCAGGCCGCGCCGGTCCTGATCATCGCGCAGGGGGTTCCAGCCGCGCGCCTCGATCTGCGCTGCTGGATAGGCGGGGCGGGTCACGGCGCTGATCTCGATCAGGTCCGCGCGTGTGATGCTGCGCAGCACAGTGCTTCCCCGCCGTTCCACCCTTTCGCCACCGGGGGGCACACGAAAGCCGGGGGACAAGCCCCGGATCAATCCCGCCTTATGCGCGGCCAGAAAATCGCGCGCCCATGTCGTGCCATCCTCGATCTGTGCCTCGATCTGGACTGCCTCGCCGGTGTCACGGATGGTCAGAGTTCCAGCCCCGCGGCTGGCAAGGGGCTTGTCAAAGTCGTGCCCGGACAGAAGGTAAATATCCTGCGCCGGGTCATTGATACGGGCCGCGAAGGCGCGGGCCTCGATGCGCTCGTTTCGCCCTGGTGCAAGTTCGGTTTCGCTGTTGTAGGGGAAGCGCCCGGAAACCCGGACACCCCCTTGTTCTTGGCGCAGCTCCAGCGCGCCCATTGCTGCGCCCCAAAGCATGGTTACTCCTCCGCCGCGATTTCAAGGCCGGTCAGGACGCGCAGTTGCGCAGGCCGCGCAACCGTCACGTCTTGGGTGGCCAGTGCGGTCAGGCGCAAGGTGCCTGCCTGCGCGTCACTGTAAGGATCGCGGATCAGGTCGATCGCGCCCCACATGCCCACAAAGATCGGGGCGATGCCGCCTGTCGCCGTGGTCAACAGGGCCGTGGTCGCAAGCGGATCGCCTGCGGGGGCCGCAAGGCTGCTGCTGGTGGTGAAGGTGTTGGGCATGTGCCTGGACAAGCGGTCCCATTCGGTCAGGCCGGACCCTTCGTCCCAGATTGTGCCGTCCAGATAGTCCCAAAGCTCGGGCCGGATCATGGCATTGATCGATGCGGGGCCGCTGGCCGCATTCGCTGCCATGAATGCGGTCACGCCTGCGCGGAATGCCGCCCAAGTGGCCAGTTCGTCAACCGCTTGCGCCGCGATGCCATAAGTCGCGCGCCCGGTGATCACGCCCAAGGGCTGGCCATCCGCGCCGGTGCCCAAGAATGTTACGCGGTCAAGTTCTGCGCCCATTGCTGCATTCATGTCGCGCCGCACGGCTTCTTCCAGCGCAGCCCCGCTTTGCAGCATGGCGCGACGGGTCAGGCGCATTTGCACGCCCAAGGTGTTGTTGGGCTTCATGGGCCGGTCTGTGGTCTGGAACGGGGTCGGGCCCGCGACGTTGCCGCCTTCGGTCGCTGCCCATCCCACGCTTGCGCCTTGGGTGGTCACGGGCCATTCCACAAGCCCCGAATCGACTGCGATCATCTGCGCGCCCATGCGGGCTGCGATGCTGTCCGGGAAAAGCCGGTCAATGATCGGGCGCGTGCTGATCGGGTCAGGTGTGCCCGCCGCAACCGTGTTGCGCAGTTCCAGCGCCTGCCAGGGGATCGGGATACCGCGATAGCTGCCCGCCGCGCGCATTTCGGAAACGATTTCCGCCGTAACACCGTCCAGCGCGCGCCCGCTATCGAGGGCAAGGGCGATCTGGCGCAGTTCAAACCGCTGCATCAGCGCCGAATATTCGCGGTCGCTGCGGGTTTCCAGATCGGCCCCGGCTTCGCGCCGTTCGGTATCTTCGGCAATCAGGGCCGCGCGATAGCGGGTTTCATTCCTCCGATACTCTTGATCGAGGCTTTCCATCGAACGAAGTTCATCTTCGGTCGGGTTCGCCTTCGCGGCCAAAGTCGCCAAGGCTTGGCGGATTTCCGACTGTCGCCGGGTGATCTTCACAGAATCAAGCATGGGTTATCCTTTCGATGCTTGGGGTTGGTCAGTTTCCAGCGCGCGAATGGCGTCTTGCCATGCGTCACGCGCCGGGGTCTTAAGGGGCGGGGGGTGCCCGCATTCGATGCGCGTCTTGCTGGTGTGACAGGACGGGCAAAGGGCTTGCAGGTTCTGCGGATCGAAAGCCAAGCGCGGATGAGTCCGCACAGGCTTGATGTGATCGACTTCCAGCCGCCCGCGCGCGCCGCATTTCTTGCAGCGAAAACCGTCGCGCTCGATCACGGCCATGCGCAGGGTCTGCCAGCGCCGTGTGGATGTGACGTGCTTGGAATGGCGCTGAAATTCGGGTTTCAGGTCCATGCGATGCGCGCCTTTTTCTGCGGGGCCGCGTTCATGCGCGCGCCTTGCGCAACCGCGATCACGGTCGCCGCCGCCGCGTCAATCCGCCCAAGGCTGCGCGCTTTGGCCAGCTTGTGATTGCCTGCGGGATCTACCAGCGTGATTGCGTCTCCGAAAGCGAAGCGCAGCAACATCGAGGGTGCAACCTTGATCTGGCCATCGAATAAAGCGCGCCGGAATCTCTCGATATCTTCGGCGCTATCCTTCCAGCCGAAACCGCGCCAGATGAAGGGGACGCGGGCCAGCCCCGCGCCCTGCATGGCTTCGATGAATTCAGCATGGCGGAATCGGTCGCCCACAATGCAAGCCGGGGTCTGGCCGTCCAGATGCTTCACCACTTCGGCCAGCCATCGACCAGGAGGGACCGTGTTTTCCCCCATGACAGACAATTCGCCGCGCGCGTTCATCTGGACGTATCGATCTGACACGCCATCCGCCGCGCCGCGATCTGTCAGCGAAGGAAAGGCCGGGAAGGTGCCAATCGCTTCCAGCCGTCCCGTATTCGGCCAGTAGAATGCCGCCGCGCTCATGCTGCGCGATCCGCCCAGATCGATGCCCAGAACGCACGGACCATCACGCGGGGGAAGCTGATCGGGGTCAACTTCGGCGTTCATCCATTCGTCAACAGTGACAAGGACAGATCGATCTTCGCTTGAAACCCGTTCATTCCTGTTCAGGTTGCGGAAACTGGACAGGGCAGAACCGCCGCGCGCGATTGCCCGCCGCGCCTGTGCAACCAGCCAGTCTGGGGTTGCGCCGATGCCTTCCAGCGCGCCGGGGTTTGCAATCAGAAGGCTTTCCAGATCATCGGCCGGCAAGCCCGGTGCGCTTCTGTGCTCTTGAACGAAGGTGCCGGGGGGCGGTTCGTCCAGCCAGCGGCTGAAGGTGTTTGCGTCATCTGGGGCGCTGGTCGATATGATCAGCGCGCGCCCATCACGCTTGCCCAGACCGGACAAGATCGCGTTTTCGAGGGCGTCCCCCTTCTCGCGTTCCCAAGCCGCGCGTTCATCGAGAATGGCCAAGGTTGGGGCGCCGCCCAGAACCGATTTGCCATCCGCCGCGATTACCCTGATCAGCCCGCCGCCATTGCCTGAGAATTCGACTTCCAGCTTGGAACCGCGACGGATGGTGAACAATTCCTGATCAGCTTCGGGCAAGCCCTCGATGTATCCGACAACGAAGTTGAAGGCAGTGCGCGCCTGATCGCGGTTCCGGGCCGCAAGGATGATCTCGCGCTTGGGCTGGGGGGCTTCTTCCAGCGCGCCCACCAGTTCGGCCAGACCCAGACCAGCCGCCAGCGCCGCTTTTGCGTTCCCGCGCCCGATGGACAGAACGCCCACCATCACATCAGGCCGGAAGGTCCCCTTCACAAAGGATTTCTGAAATTTCGCCAATTTCAGCGGTTTTCCGGCGTTTTTACCCTCTGGAATCCGCAACAGGGCCAGAAATTGGCAGGCGCGCATTGCGGGCGATTTTCCCCGGATTTTTTCCAAAAGAGAGAAAGCAACAGTCCCTCTCCGGTCCCCAGAGAAATCAAAACCCTCGCCATTGGGACCCGTTTCCGCAAAGAACGTCATCTGTCCTGACTGGTGTCGCATTGGATTTCCTTCTCTTTCAGACTTGCTTTGCGGTCAGCGGGGGGC